GACCGGTCTGATAGAACGACTGACTGAGGATATTGTGGTGGCGAAGGTTTGAGGCCGCAGGATCGGGCGGGAGATAAGGGAGAGCTATGAATAGAACGCACTTAGTTTTTTGGAGCAGTGGCAGTCGTAAGGTCACTGATGAGCGCGGGGCAGAAGAATATCAGAACGACCCCGACTGGGAGCGCACTATTGACGTTTTTGCCCTTGCAGGTATCGCTCATGATGCTAACCGCCTCCATTGTCTGAGTACTGGCGATGGCTCACAACTGCCGTGGGAGAGTTCCCCCCCGTGGCAGCGCGACTCCATGGTTGCCGGTGTGTTGAAAATCATCGAGAACCCTGAGATTACGCCGGAGCAACTACACGAGGCATGGTGCGAGCATAAATTGGCGGAAGGGTGGAACTATGGGCCGGTCAAGGACGCAGAAGCGAAAACCCATCCGTGCCTGATGCCTTATGACGAGCTACCGGACACGCAACGACGCAAGGACCGCATCATTCGCGCCATTACAATGGCTTTTGTGGCCTAGGGCTGTCTTTCTATTTTGCGTCCCAGGGATGGGGGAGGGGAGAAGTGTGTGGGTAGCGAAGATTTATCAGTCAAGTTCCTGGCCAAGATACCCCAGACCACCAGCGGCTTGAACTGTGCAGGCGATCCGAAAGTCAGGTTTGAAGGTCATGTCTTGCAGCGTGAACAGTTCGCGCTACTCATGGCTATTCAGGATGAAGTTCTAGAAGTAACGGTGCGAGTCGTGCCGGCTCAGAGTTTAGAGGCGGCGGTGAGAGGTTATGGCAACGAAACAAGCAGCGAAGGCGACAACGGGGAAGGTAGCGCGGAAGCCAAAGGCGGTAAAAGCGATAAAAAGCGATTGCCGCAAAATTTCCGCTTTTGAGTGGACTCCGGATAGGTCTAGCGCTGCCGTCATGCTGGCACAGGGCTATACACAGGCTGAGGTTTCGGCTGAAATTGGCGTTTGTCCTCGCACGCTAAGGTACTGGAATGAGGCAATCGAATTTAGTGCCGAAGTAGACCGTCTTTCACTGATGGTCGATATCGCTTCAAGGGCTGAACGCTTGCGACTTTCGATGCGGGTTATGAGACAGAAGACAAAGGACGGAGAGGTGCAGACCGAAAAGGATGCACTCGACTGGTTAAAGTTTGCGCAGAGTGAAACCGATGGTATCAAACTCGACCTTGCCGCCGTCGCTGAGGCTGCAACATCTATGGCCAACGGCGGATAAAGTAGAACTGGTCCGCGTGCAGCGGTCTGAGGCAGCTGAGCGTGAAGCAGCGGTTCAAGGGCCACTAACGGCTCTGGAGTGGGCGCGAGCCAACGCCACCATCGTGCATCCAACCAGGGGGCGTATCGCTTTCGAGCCGTATCCGTATCAGGAAGAGTTCTTGGGCAGGAGTGAAGCATCGCGCAGGATAGTGTTGAAGGCTCGCCAGATCGGGTTTAGTCAGGTGTTTGCACTTGAGGCGCTTTACAAGGCAGTGACGGAGCCGGAGTCAACGATTCTACTGGTGTCGCGTTCGCAAGACCTGGCGGTGAACCTGCTTCGCTACTGTTACCAGACATACAACGGGCTAAGGAACCCGCCGGAGTTGTTGAAGCAAAACGAGAGTGAAATGGGATTAGCAAACGGCAGCAGAATCAAGAGCATCCCCGCGAACCGGAGCACTGGGCGCGGCTTTGCGGCCAGCATCGTTTACCTTGATGAGTTTGCTTATGCGAACTATGCCGAAGATATTTACCAGTCGGTGTCTCCGGCAGTTTCGCAAGGCGGGCAGCTAGTCGTTGGCTCGACCCCTAACGGTATCGGCAATCTGTTTCATCGGCTGTTTGTTTCTGGTGCGGGATTCGAAAAGATGAATGTGCCGTGGCATCATTGCCCGAGCTATTACACGGACGAAGATCGGGCGGCAGGGTTGAATCCGGAAGAGTGCGCCTGGTTCCAGAAAGAGCGTCCCAAGTACACCGATTCGCAGTGGGCCAGCGAGTACGACTGTTCCTTCGAGCGGAGCGGCGGCGGCGTCTTCCGCGGGGTAAGCGAAGCGGCAAAGGCCATAGAGCAAGAGAAGGCAGTGCCCGGCCATGAATACGTGATCGGCATCGACTGGGGAAAGTTGAACGACTCGACTGTGTTATCTGTGGTGGACACGACATTAAGCCAGCAGGTCTATATGGAGCGATTCAATCAGATTGATTATCACTTCCAAATAGCCCGCCTGCAGGTAGTGTGCGAAAAGTTCCACCCGCGATTACTGATACCGGAGTCAAACAGTATTGGTGGGCCATTGATCGAAATGCTGCAGCGTGCGGATTGGGCACCGACGATCCAGCCGTTCACAACGACGAATGCATCCAAAGCTGAAATCATCGGCGGTCTGCAGTTGGCCTTCGAGCGCAAGTCCTTGCAGATTTTGGATAACGAGGTGCAGCTCGGAGAACTGCAGGCTTACGCTATGGAAAGGCTACCGGGCGGGTTATTTCGCTATGGCGCTCCGCCGGGGATGCACGACGACACAGTTATAGCGTTGGCTCTGGCGTGGTGGGGGGCAAGCAATAAGCCGCAAGTGGCAGCACCGCGCAAAATATACGGGTTTTAAATTACTATGGCTGAAACAAATCTGACAACTACCGATGGCGGCATCGCTTGGGCGCTCAAGGCACTTCGCATTAATGCCGAAAGGTATGCGCTCGCTTCGTCCTACTACGAGGGCAACCATAAGCTCACGTTTTCGACAGAGAAGTTTAATAACGCCTTTGGCCGTCTGTTTTCAGCACTGGCCATTAATCACTGTGGCGTCTGTGTCGATGTTCCCGCCGATAAATTGCAGCTTGAAGGTTTCCGCACTATTGCGAAAGGCGAGGGCGAAGCCGCCGAGAATACCGCTGCAGATACCAAGATTAATGAGATTTTGCGCCGCAATCGAATGAATAAGCGGTGGGGCGAGATTCACAAAGAAGCTTTTAAGTCTGGCGATTCGTATGTTGTGGTGGACTGGGTGAACGACGTATCCACTATTCACCCGAACCCCGCTGGGCGATGTGCGGTGAAGTACGATGAAGAAAACCCTGGCTTTATCATTCAGGCTGCGCGCTGGTGGCCAGTCGCAGAGCCTGACGGTAAGAAGTATCGCGTTCGTCTCAATCTCTACTATCCGAATCGGATTGAGAAATATACGACCCGAGCGCGGACAACAACCGATTTGCCGACGCGTGAACAAGAATTTGTGCCGATTGACGGAGACTGGAAAATACCCAACCCACATAACAAAGTTCCAGTTTTTCACTACGCCAACAACGCCGATATCGGGTGCATGGGCCGCAGCGAGTTAGATGACATCATAGCGCCTCAGGACGGGCTGAATAAGGCTGTTTGTGATGCGATGGTGGGTGCTGAGGCTTCAGTAATCGGTCAGAGGTATATTCTGGGATTGGAGATTCACACAGACGGCAACGGAGCGCCGCTATCACCCTTCCACGGCGGCACCGATACGCTATGGGTAGTGCCACCTCAAACCGACATTGAAGGCAAGGCGCTTCCTGCTGACCAGGCACAACCGATTACAATTGGCCAGTTCGACCCCGCTAACCTCGACCAGATACTGAAAATCAAAGAATCGTTCAGGCAAGACATTTCTCTCATTTCTGGCATTCCGGCGCACTACTTCATGGAAAGCAGTGGCGGCTGGCCATCGGGAGAATCAATGCGCACTGCCGAACAGCGTTTGACCTCAAAGGTCATTGATCGCCAGATATCGTTTGGCAACGTTCACGAAGACGTGATGCGGCTCTGTCTGGAGATTGAAGGTATCAAGAATGTGCAGGTCGAAGCCAACTGGCGCGACACCACACCGCACTCAGTTAAAGAAGATATTGAGAATACAGCGGTCAAGGTCGAGAAGTTAGATATTCCGAAAGAGCAGGCATGGAAAGAACTCAACTATAAGCAAGCCGAAATCGACTTGATGAAAACGATGCAGGACGATGAGGCAGTCGAAGCGATACGGCGCGATAAAACCGCTGTGGTGCGACTGTGGGGAGAGGTGGGAATTGATGTGGATTAAAGATAGGAATGGGGATTGTCACGATGCAACGAACTGCAGTATTACGTGCGGACGGCGACTGGGCGCTTCCAGTAACGAGAAGTTGATCATCGGTTTACATACTATCGGCGGCAAAGGCCCTGGTATCGCACTAGCATCCGATTTAGACGAAGCCGAAGCCCACTCCATTATGGCTCGTTTTGAGCAAACTGTCGTTGATGGTAAACCATTGTTCGAGGTGTAACAGATATGGCACGTGTACCATTTGGCGACTGGAAGCCATCGACGGATGAACAGGATGAGCAGCTTACCGACTTCGGCAACGATGCTCTGCGCAACGAGGTCGAGGGCGATGTGAACGAACTGGTGAATAGCATTGAACAGCCGCAGGCGTATGAGATTGGCGGCAAACCTTATGAAGTCAAGCCATCAGTTGTTAAAGGGCTGATGGATGCGGAGGCAGAATGACCTGGCTCGCGATGCTGTTTTATAACTTGGGCGTCCTTTTTGGTGGCTGGCTTGGCATACGGCTCTTTAACCGTATTGAGAATAGGAAGGAATCAGAGCGGCTTGCAAAATGGCAGAGAGATTACAAGCAGTGGAAAGAAGCAAAACAGGAGGGCCAATGAGCGGCAGCACTGACAAGCGGGTGATTGCTTGCAACCTGACCGAGGGTGTCAGTGAGGCGCGTGAAGGCGCGCTGTGTTATATCCTCGACAGCAATCTCGACAATGCGGCGGAGCGGGTTCGATTGCTCATGCGTTCGCACTCCGGGCGCTGGATAAGGAAATGGGAGTCGTTGAAACGAGTGGGGAATTTTCGCCTTAAGACTTTGCCGTCAGGGCATCCGCGTTACAACGACGACATTCTTCATGACGGGGTCGTGGACATCGAGAAGCATCTGGGGGCGTGTCAGAGTGCGAAGGCGCGTTTAGATTCCGAAGAAAATTAATCGGTTGTTAAAGGGTTGTTGAATGCGGAGGCAGAATGACAGACACCTTATGGGGAATCCCTGTTGTTGTTGATCCGAATATGAAAACAGAGCCGATGGAGCTTGGGCCACCTCTGCTATCGCCCTTGCTGCCACCGCCGCCGTGGTGCGACCCGGCAGAATGGATTGAGCGTTTACATGCTCATGCTGCGCAAGCACACGAATATCTAGAACAGTCTGCAGTAAACGAACATGGCACTCCAAACCAACCGCCTACTCCCTGAGTTCCGCTACAACGTCGAGTCACAGCGTTACGTGGCCGCCAATGGCCGCTACGTGGCGCGTGAGACCGTCAAGGCAGCAGGCGAGGCGATTGTGCAGAAGTCTATCGACAATATCAGCACAGTCTCACAGAGGTTCTACGATGGCGAAATATCACACAAAGAATGGGACGCTTCGATGCGCCAGCATATCCGCACTTTGCATGTGGCAGAGGGCACCTTAGCTTCCGGCGGTCCCGCCAACATGGATGCTGCCCATTATGGACGTATCGGGCCAGTGGTGCGCGAACAGTATCAGTTCTTGAATGGCTTGGGCGAACGCATCCAGAGTGGCTACTATGGCGAGGATTTAAAAGCGAATGGCTTTTTGGTTCATGCTCAAATGTATGGCGAGGCAGGGCGCGGCACCTTCGAGTATGTGCAGGGCGTGAACGCTATCGAAGGGCTGGGCCATGATGAAATAGCCAATGTTTACGGCGGTAACGAGCACCACTGCGACGGTGAAGGTAGTTGCAAGCAGATGAATGACTTAGGGTGGATTCGCGTTGATAGCGAGGCGTTTCGTAAGGTCTGGAAGTGGCCGGGAAGTCGGCGATGCGTCACCAAAGACCATTGCGCGGTAAAGACTCGCAAGGCTGCATAGTTACTAGTTTCTGTCGTACTGTTTGAAATTCAGTCAAAAGAGGGTATAATAATGTCAGAAGTAAACTCCGCTGTCGATGCCCAGGTGGCAGATGACACACAGTCCCAGGTGGACACCACAGACGTAAAGGCTCCGGATGCCCAGGTGGCAGACGATAAAGCCGACAATCCATTTAAAGCCGAACTAACCAAGAAGAATAACGAGAATAAGAGTTTGCGGGATCGCCTCAAGAAGTTTGAGGACGCCGAAAAAGCAGCCTCTGACGCCGAACTAAAAGAGTCTCAGCGACTTGCAAAACAACTTGAGGAACTCGGTGGTACGGCGGCGAAGCGCGAAGGTGCTTTAAAAAATCTGTTGCTCCAAGAGGCAGTCCGAGAGCACGGCACGCCGATGGGCGCACGTTCCATGAAGGCTCTGGCGAAGCTGATTGATTCCGATGTGCTGGAGTTCGATCTGGAAGAAATGACGGTCAAGGGCGTGGACGCCGAATTAAAGCGCCTGAAAAAAGACGATCCGGATTTATTTGTATCTGGCGGGACTGATGGCGGGGCCGGTAACGGCAACAAAAACGGTTCAGCCTTTAACATGAATGACCATATCAGGCATGCTGCGGGACGCAACTAGCCTGAATTACCTATAAGTTTGTAGCATCGTCCCAATAGCCGTACCCAAGTCACACCCTGCCCCTGGTGGGCACCTCGTGAAACCCTGGTGGATTCCGAGATTGAGCGCGCAAGCGCATGCGAGCAATCGCACCAAATCAATTTCCGAAACCCCAGGAGTTTCACAATGGCTTACGACAACATTATCTCCCGCACCGATGCGAGTGCGTTAATCCCACCAGAGTACGCACGCGAAATCATCGACGGTATCGTTGAAGAGAGTGTGGCATTGAACCGATTTCGCCGGGTCAACATGTCCACCAACCAGATGCGGATGCCCGTCCTCTCCGCCTTGCCCGTCGCCTACTTCACCGGCGGCGATACCGGACTCAAGCAAACCACCGAACTCAACTGGTCGAACAAGTACCTGAACGTCGAGGAAATCGCCGTTATTGTGCCGATGCCGGATGCAGTGTTTGACGATGCTGCTTATGACATCTGGGCCGAATCGCGCCCCCGACTGATTGAGGCGATTGGCCGCACCCTCGATGCCGCTGTATTCTTCGGCACCAACAAGCCTTCGAGCTGGCCAACCGACATCACTGCCGCTGCCGTATCTGCCGGTAACGTAGTGGCACGCGGCACAGCCACCACGGCTCAGGGCGGCATTGCTGGCGACATTTCCGAGACGATGGCGACGGTTGAGGCTGACGGCTTCGACGTGAACACCATCGTGACCTCGCGCGGCTATCGTGGCCACTTCCGCAATCTGCGTGATGTAAATGGTCAGCCGCTGATGAGTTCGCAGGGCGAAATCTACAATACCCCTGTTGTCTATGCCCTGAATGGTCAGTGGCCTTCCGGTGCAAGCGTGGCGGAGTTGTTCGCTATGGATGCGTCCCAGTATGTCATCGGCGTTCGCCAGGACATCACGTGGAAGCTGCTGGATCAGGCGGTCATTCAGGACAACAGCGGCAATATCATCTACAACCTCGCGCAGCAGGACATGAAGGCTATGCGCGTCACCTTCCGCGTTGCGTGGCAGGTATCCAACTACATTACCACAAGCCAGACGACCGAATCGGCCCGCTACCCGGCTGCTGTTCTTCGCTCGCCCGCCTAATCTTAGTTTTTCAGGAGTCATTGAAATGGCAACAACTTCAGGGCAAGCGCCCTTTACACGTACGATGACCGCAGATGCCCCCGCTGTGGCTGCATCTGCCGACAAGTCCACCATTGTCGGAGAGGTGCAGGAAGCGGGTGTGGTCAGTAGCGTTTCTTATACGCCGGTCGCAGACGTGACTGGGGCCAACACCGAAACCCGCACGCTGACCCTGGTGAATAAGGGCAGCAACGGCAACGGCACCACAGTTATTGCAACGCTGGCCCTTACCAGCGGCGTCAACATGTCCGACTTCGATGAGAAGGCACTCACGCTGTCTGTGGTGGATGGCGCTACCACTGTGGCCGCTGATGACGTGCTGGCCTTCGTGTCTACCCATTCCGGCAGCACCGGCTTGGCCGACCCAGGCGGTAGCGTGAAGGTCGAAATCGCTCGCGACTAATTCAATTAATCAAGGCAGGTGTGTTTGATATGGCAGCAAAGAAAACCAACGATGCAGCGAACGCTGCGGTGGCGCAGGACGAAAAGGAACGGGCCGATGCTTATGCGGCAGGGGATCGCGGTCTCGAAAAGGCATCGGGCGAGCTGGGCAGCGACCAGGTTCAAAAGGCGGTGGATGAAGCCGAGGCAAAGGGCTACATCGGCGTCAAAGTGGACCCTCGCCCCAACTCGGATTACTCGATGGAGGGCGGTGCTCCGGTCGCGCAGGTAGACGAATCCAAAAAGTAGAAAATAATGGCAATTGAAATCCCATCAATCAATTACTCGCTGCCGCCTGATGCTGACCATGTTGAGGCCAAAATCAGGGGCGCGAACTGGTGGCCGACCGATGCAGACCAAATTGAGGCAGCGCGTTTCGTGGCTCAGATGGCGGCCCAGGCATCGGTTCGGCGATTCCTGCAGATTGTGCGATGGGAGCCATTTATTTCTAGTGGTGACGCAGATGAGG